TAGAGAACTTGTCTTTGATGTCTTTCGGAACCCAATTCTCAGGAATCAAATCTTCTGAACCCAAAGCCATTGCACGCTTGATGATGTGCGCCTTGGTTGCTTCCTTGTCCTTGGCTCGTCCGTATGCCTGAATTGCATTACGAAGGTCAGCAACATCCTTGATTGGGTATGAGCCGTCAGGCATTGCCATACCGCCCTTAGCCATGTCTGTGCGTGACTCTTCGTCGTATGCACGCTTCAATGCAATTTCAGCAGCCTCTGCTTCAATCTCTTCTGCTTCATCAGCAGTCCACTCATCAAGACCGACAAACTGTCCATCAAGCGAAACATAGACATCGTATGACTTGCCATTCATTGCGTCTACTTCAATTGAGTAAACATCATGACCGAGGAATACATCCGAGTCAGTTGAAACAACATCGCCAATTACATCAAATTCTGCTTCAAGCGACTTCAATGCAATCTCAACTGCTTCTGATGCTGAAACGATTCCAAAGTCTGAAGCGGTTTCTTCATCAAATGCCGACTTGCCTTCAATGCCAAAGTCTGGTGTCTTAATGCGCTCCATGCGCAACATTTCACCACTTTGACCATCGGCAATCATTTCCCATGTATTGCCATCTTTTGCCTGAAGTTGAACAACAAAAAGATCGTCGTCAAATGAGTAACCAGAGTCAAGTACTTTTCCGCCAATAATGCCAAGACCAACGCCTTCAACATCTAACAAGCCAGGCATGCCGCCTTCTGTCTGGCATCCACCAGGGCAGTTCTCGCAAATCTGACTTGCCGATGGGTACGACTTGCGCTCCAACTGACACATGTAAACATCGTCATTTTCAGACTTCACTTCAAGTGACTTCATTGCCATCATGCGCGAACGCTTGCTCGGCTTCATCATCCAAGTCTTGCCCATTTCTTCGTCTTCGGGCATTTCCTCTTCGTCTTCAACCATCATCATTGGCTTCTTCTTTTTTGGAGCAGGCATCATTTCTTCGTCGTCAGCCATTTCCGCATCCACCATTGGCATACCGCGCTTCTTGACGGGCATCATTTCTTCTTCGTCATCTTCGGAGTATCCGCCCATCCCGCCCTTCTTCTTTGCGGGAATCATTTCTTCCTCGTCATCTTCGCCCATTGCGTAGCCACCCATGCCACCCTTTTTCTTCTTATCGGGCATCATTGAAGTGTCGTCATCCGACATTTCTTCTTCTTCGTCTTCTTCGGCATCTGGCATCATGCCAGCCTTGGTCATTGATGCCATTGCACCACAAGCACCACAAACTTTTGCTCCAGCCTTGTAGCCACATTCAGCAGCCCCAAGACCCTTGGCGCACTTTACGACAGCACCGTCTGCATCTAGTTTGACGATAGCCTTTTCGTTGAGTTCGTCCATTTCTTCATTCTCCTTGTATTGCATGGCTTTTGAAAGACAGCCTTGTGGGTTTGTGCATCCGTCGCATGGTTCCATTTGTTTCTTTCCAGAAACCATGCAGTGATACTTGGTTGTTATTTTTACTAAAGATTTTTCTGTGTCCATATTACTTTCCTGAATCAGTTATCGGTGTAATTATTTTCCACTACCAATTCAGCATCATAATCAGAAACACTAAGCGCCGTGTTGATGGCGCTCATTGCACTACTTGAAACTATACCCTTTATTTCAATACCATTCTCGGTTGCAAGTGTTTTTAAATTATGGTATTCAAAAACTGGGTCAAGTAATTGCTTAACTCCAAATAGGTCTTCAATGTTAGTTGAGATGTTGGCGCTTGGATCTTTCATTTCAATTTCGGCTCGCCCGCCACCTGCTACAACACCACGAATTAATTCAATAGCCTGCATCAATTTTTCAAGATTGCCAGAACTGATAGCACGACCAGCCTTGACCTCTTCAGAAAAAAGAGATTTGAAACTGTCAAATGCATCATCAATTTCCGAAGACGCATTAGTTTTCCCGCCACAACCGCAAGCCTTAGGCTTCATCCAGACGGGCTTATCCTCATCTTCGTACTGATCGTCGTAAACATTGCCAGCATTAGTTGGTTTCATCATTGGCTTTGAAGGCTTGGAGTATTCCTCATCTTCATTTTCTGGCATATACACGACAGTAGGCTTTACGCGGTCTGGTTTACCGAACATAAACCGTTCACCGTCAAAATGGAAAGCAACACGCATAGTGCTTGGAACGCCATCCATAATGTGGTCAAAAACAACCATATTTGAATCAGCATGGCGAATTTTGGCAGGACCACCAAACCTATTTCCAAGTTCCATCGCCAAAGCACGAGCCATCCCCATTTGACGACCTACCATGCCTTTTGGCATTTCTTCTTCGTCCATTTCCCCTGCTGGGAATGTCTTTTCCTTCATTTTGGCATCTTGTTTTTGCATGGCTTCACGGACTACATTTTTCATGTGGTCTTCACCGCGACTACCCACTGCTAACCACTTGATTTGAGCAATTACGCCAGGTAGTCGGAAATCTCCTGCATGGCGCGCCACCCATGCTTCACGCAATTCTAATGCATTTGTCTGTGCCTGATTTTTAGCAACTCCGCCCGCTTCGGCAATCTGTGTCAATATGCGATATTGGTCATTGCCCTTGATGTTTCCACCGAGCGCCCAAATTTGTGGATAATCCTTTTTTAGGCGACTTGCAAACTCACGATCAAACATCACCCATTTTGATTTTCCAAAAGAGTTTACTGGCTCGTCTTTTTTTGCTGCTTTAATAGAAATAGTGCCCGTCAGTTGGTTTGCTCCGTGCAATACAGGGCTTACTTCATATAGTTCTACTTCACGAAGTAGATTTGCTTGGCGACCATTATCGTAAATAGCATCTAAAGTTTTGTAGCCGATTGACCATTCTTGGTCCTCGCCATAGAACGCGACATTGGCAAACGCCTCGCGACCTTTATCTGCCTTTAAATTAAACTGAACGCGAGCATAAAGACCACCAATTCCAGCGCGCTTCATTTTTGCGGGCAAACGAGGGTCATTAGCAGGTACTTCGTAAATTTCTAGAACTTTGCCAATTGGGTGATTCCAGTCGTGACCCCAAACGACTCGTGGCTTGCGTCGCTTCAGACTTTCAGTAAAGGCACCAGAAAGAACAATATCGCCAACGCTGTCCTTGTTGCCAACACCAGCAACGAAGCATTCAACGATGCCTTTAGCCTCGTCAATACCAATTTGACCAGGCATTGCTTTGAATTCTATTGCTTCTTGTACAGGCATTTTTCACCTCATGTAACTAACACACTAATCATAAACGCAATAGGGGTACTGCTAGTGGAAGGTACTTTCAGTAAAGTACGACTTTCAGTAAAGTCAGTTATTGAATTTCAGTCTGCATCGGCAGTTGATAGTCAAATGAAGCGGAGCGGTAGGGTCACCAGGGAACCTCAATAAAGCGCCATCTTCCATAAAACCTTCACCAAGGGGAATACTCTTGCCATGAAGAATTGTGTGCTCAGACCTAACCTTCTGGTCACGGCGAGTAATCCAAGTCTTTGAAGACTTACCTAACTGCTTACCAGCAAAGTAAGTACCAGCGTTAAAAGCCGAAGAAGCCTCATGCTCGGCAATTACGCGACGACGCTTGCCAAGTAAGTTAGCGAAAATAGCGGCTAACGCTGCCCGTAATAGGCTCATTCTGTCAGATTCGTCCTCGTTGGCAATTGCCATGGCAACTAGTAAAGCAGCCGCAATTTCCTCTTTGGTCGTGTCGTTGACCTTTTGTGTTCGCTCAACTTGCTGTGCAATGTACTCTTTAACAAGTTGCTCATCTAATTCTTTACTACTTTGAGAGTCACCTAGTGAAATTTCAGAAGCATCTTGGAGAATTGCTAAATAGACAGGACCAAGGTCGTCGGCAATTTGCCTATTCCAGACAGGAGTATCAAAAACATCCTCTGTTTTCAATTCACGAGAACTCATCAACTTGCGCGCCTTTGCACCTAGAGCCTTCTCTAAAACAACCCTTTGTTGTCTTTCAAAATAACGCTCTAAGTTACGATCAAGAATTTCTGACCATCGTTCTGTAGTTTGCTCAGCCTTGACATCCCAAGCATCAAGTGCTTGATTCTCTGTTTTGACTTCAAATCTTCCATGACGAGCGGAAAGTTGACCCGGTGCCGCGTTGGCAACAGGTGCAATTCCTTCAATTTCTTGCCCCGGCGATGCACCTGGTGCGATTTGGTCAGTTGGACCTGGTTCGCCCACTGGGGTCGCCTCACCCACAACAGGCTCTCCTTCTGGCGGTGGCTCAGCGCCAAGCATAGGTAAGCCTGGGGGACCAGCAGGGGCACCAGGTTGGGCACCAGGTTGACCACCAGCCATATCAACAGGCTGAACCTGAGCGGCATCAAAAGGCTTCTCTGTATTTGCAACTGGGGCAAGGTTCGGGGACAGGAGGAGACTGTCGGCAATATCTGACTCTACGGTCTTTCGTCCAGTGGCGGTCCGATATTCATTAATACTGATAAGACCAGTTTGGAATTCATCTTTGCTGTATCGCTCACGCTCTTGCTTGGCGATAATTAGGATTGGAATATTCCCAGTTTCAAAGTCAATGTAGTATTCTTCGTCTAATTCATCTAATGCCCGAGCAATTTGCTCAAGGTGGGGCATCATTGTTTCCATCCAGAAAACACGAAGTTCTTCGGCGGCGTTATTAAAAGTTCGTCCAGCGGCGTTTCCGATGACGGATTCTGGAACACCAAATGCGGCAAGGATTTCTTCCTTGGTTATTTGACGCATTTCAATGTAACTGGCATCGCGAGGGCTAGAAGAGGTGTCAATATAGTCGGCACCATCATCAGATGAAATAACCGTAATTGAACCCGTCTTATTGATATTTCCTCGGAAACGACTTCTAAGTTCATCCTTGTCGTCGTCATCAATTTCAGAACGAAGAACTAAAAGACCACCTGGCCTACCGTCATTGAGCAGGAAGTTTCGGTTATATAACTTTGCTAGGTTTTCTACTTCAATGGCAATACCAGCGGATTCCATTGGTGTCATTGACAAATAAGGGTCAAGAGGATGGGGGCGACGAATCCATGTCACATCGTCTGGGGGAATGATTATTTTTCCACCGTTTGGCATCAATACTTCATACCCAGAGACAAACTTCTTAGCGTCTGGGATCGGGGAAGTGTGTTGCGGTGGGAGTAAGTTGAGTGCAATTAACCGTCCATCACGCCCGCGAATTTTCTCAATGAAAACGCCACGGCTTGACATTAAAAGTTGGCTAGATAAACGATACCTAAAAATAAATGAGTTTTCGCCAATATTTGCTTTTGTATTAAGAAGGGTTAAAATCTCATGCTTTTTTGTAAAAATTTCACCACTAGGACTATTATCTTTTCGTAAAATAACTGGAAGTCGTGCTTGGTTGCCTGAAATTGCATCAATGCAACGCGATACCCAAGTTACTTTTTGCATTCCCTCTC